ATGTACTGATAGACATAGGGCAGCACACCGTAGATTTCATGACCACCCACATCAGAGTATTCACTGATGTAGTCTGCGGTCTCTTTCATGGAGCCTGGATATAGCTTAGATACTGATTTGCCATCGAGTGTCTTATACTCGGGCTTAATTTTTGCACCATCCGTTCGGATAAAGATGTATGGTTTATACTCAACCATATCCTTGAACGGTCGACCGTCCTCATAACCACGAACGAGTAGTCTTTCACCAACACGTGCAACGTGAGTGTAAAATTTCACACATTCTCCAATAACAAAAGAGATATTATAGGGTCTGCTTAGCGAAGAGACAACTGTTTATCTTGCTGCGTCTTTAAATAATTTGATAAAAGAGTAATCAGACCACGATTACGAAGTTCTTTGAATACGAGGTTTTCAAAAGAGAATTCACCACCACGCTGGATTGCAGCAGCGCGCATACTTCTGATTCTATCATGAAGAAGCGTTGCGGTCTCTTGATCCTGCTTGCCCTTAATGACATTATCAATCTGCCGGGCATAAAATTCAACCTTCTGAGCAAGTAAATCATCTTTCTTAAAGTTAAGTAAGACGAGCTCAGGTTTCTGGACCCACTTATTGTTTTTCAACGAGAATACACCTTGACCTTTTTTCGGCTTTGATGTTTTGTCCTCTGCAAACAGCTCGACGGGATATCCTTTGACACGGATAGTGCTATGCGTCGCAGCCCAAAGAGATTTCTTCGCCATGAAGTAATCCATCAACAACGTATCACCACAAGACATCTTATTGTAGTCAACGACTAGATGAATGTCAAGGTCTGATTGCGGGGTGTAGTTGTAGTTGGCGTTACCACCTGTCAGAATAACATCTAACACGTGTGCATTTTGTATATTTGCAAACTTTTGCCATACGCCAGCAATCTCAAGCAGCTTCGTTCTCACGGCAACGTCGAGCTTGTCATCTGTCCAAATCTTTGGATTCAGTTGACGATGGTATTGCAAAGTGATCTTGGAAACTGCTTCGTTTAGATTGTGAAGTTGTGATGATTGCATTGTGAAGGACCTGTGCATGATCCTTTATTTATCAATACATCTTCATCAAGCCAGGATTGTCGCGTAGGTGCTTCGCTCTTGTCTCTGCCATCTCCATAAGGAGTGACCAAATACGCTTGAAGACAATCATAGCATACCTCTTTGAGCAAGAGTACGCATCCGCTGCTCGAGATCGCAAAGATCTACCGATGATGCAAGATAAGCGTGGATTTCATCTTGATAAGATGTGGTGAATGCGGTTCTAACCCATTCCCAGAAAGTATTAAAAGTAATGTGCATGTTTCTACCCATATGTCTTTTGAACAAAATTATAGCCGGCGCTCGGCCGGCTTGGTTTAATTACAGGTCGCGACCTTGTGGGTCTTCTGTAAGTAATTGCTTCTTAGAAGTTGAAGCCTTTTCTTTGACTTCGATTTTCTTTGGCTTCTTGTGTTCAGGAATGATACGCTCCAAAAACACTTTAAGCATGCCATTGATCATTTCAGCATCTTTAACTTCGACTTGATCCTCAAGAGCAAACGTACGAGTGAAGTTACGAGCAGCGATGCCTTTCCATAGGAAGTCATTGACGTTCTCATCTTCATTCTGAACATTGCCTTTGATAATCATCTTGTTATCAGCAAGCTCAATCTCAATATCTTGTTTGGCAAAGCCAGCGACAGCTAGTTCGATCACATAGGTCGAATCGCCAGTCTTTTTGATATTGTATGGAGGATAGTTGGGGACGTTCTTTGTTAGATCGTCATGCATCTTTGCGATGCGATTGAAGTGGTCATCAAACCCAACAAAAAATTTATCGAGTTCTTTAAACGAAGTATTGCCTAGAAACATAATGTTCTCCTATTAAGCGAGTTAAAATTTGCTACCCCGAAGGCATAGCGGATGAAGGTGTTTGACAAGGTTACCTCCGACCTTGTTCCCATCCCGAGGGATGAGGTATTTATATTCTTATTCCATTAGGACGTAGTCGTTTTTGGAAACACCACACTCCGGACAATTAACCTCATCCGGCAAGCTGAGCCAATCGGCCTCAGATAGTTGGTGACCACAAACAACACAAACGTAGATTCTTTCAGACATTATAGAGTCTCCTTGACTTGTTGATAAGCTTCCGCATGGCGCTTCTCTACCTTTGCAAGGGCAGCAAACCGCTTCTCAGCTAGTGCTAAAACCTTTTGGAACTGTGCAGCATGCTCTGCAGATTCCTCAACTTGATCTGCAAACTCACGCTCAGCCTCATGACCCTCTTGTGCAGCTTGATGCTGGAACGTTGGATACATTGCTGTGTATTCGTGTGTTTCCCCCTCAATAGCAAGCTCCAAACACTTACGTGTATCTGGTTTACCAATCAACAGTTCGAGATGTCCCCATGCATGGAGAATCTCTTGATCGGCCGTATGTTCAAAATGCTTGGCAACTTCCTCAAATCCCTCGGCGCGGGCAATCTTAGCAAAGTAGCGATACTTAATATGAGCCTGTGATTCACCTGCTAAAGCATACTCTAAATTTTTAATTGTTACTGACATTTCAACTCCTTTTTAATCAGTCTCATTATTATATATTTGTATCAAGTTGAATTTCCAATTGATTGTTTGTATCACATTAATAGGACATCTACATCAGCTTCGCGGAACATAGTTTCCGAGACATCAAAGTTGAAACGAGTGGCTTGTTGATCGTACCAAATCTTTGACGTGATTACTCTTTTGATTCCACGTTGAATGATTCCCTTAGCACACTCAGAGCAAGGGTATAGGGTAGAGTAAAGGGTAGCGCCGTCAACATTAACATGGGCGTTGTCCAAAGCGTTACGCTCCGCATGAGCGACAAATTGAAGTTTTGTAGTTCGGTCATTGTATCGTTCCTCACAATCATGTACACCTCTTGGGAAGCCATTGTATCCCATACTAATGACTTGCTTCTTATCATTAACAATAACGGCACCCACCTTCGTCGACGGGTCTTTTGACCAACCCGAGACGTGGTGGGCGAGATCCATGAATCGTTGATTCCAGTCGGTCATACTTCTACGACCTTGCTAAAGTCAAACTCATCAGCGCGACCTTCGTATCCAATGTAACCGCGAGGGTTGCAAAAGATACGCGTTGTACCAATCATGTAGTCAAACTCATGATGGGTGTGTCCATGAGTCCACAGTTTGATTTGTGGATGATCAAGGATGAACTCAGACAGGTCTGAGCTGTACGCTCCGTTCACAATCACTTCCTTCTCATAGCGAGGTTTCGTCGATTGCTTTGATGGGGAGTGATGACCAACAACAACAGCCTTTGCACTTGGTCCCACGCGATCCAACTCACTCTTAATGAACGCAAGCATTGCCTTATGTTCAACAACGGACTTCTCCGGTGAGAACTTAGCAGGACGGGTTGCAAACTTTGATACAACGCGGTCCAGGTAGTCCTTAGCCATCCATTCCTCATCCGTCATGCCTACAGGCTTGTCTTTATTGACAAACGTTTTGTAGTTGACAACTTCAGAACTATCTTCAATGATTCTGTAATCGTTCATTACACCACGAATATGAGCAAGAGTGATTGGATCCTCTTTGTTCATATCTGTCCATAGCGTACCACCGATAAACAGTGTATCATTGATTAATACACTATCCTTTTCTAGGATATGAAGATTAACCAGATAACCAAGGCGATCACGCAAATCTCTAAGAGAAGTGTTGAAATCACCGTGATAATGTTCATGGTTTCCCATGACATAGATGACATGAGGGAATCTAGCACAGCATTCTTGAAAGAACGTATGGAATTGATTAGACTTATCATGCTCACCCCGCATGTTGTAATCATCTTTGGCGCGTAGGTCGTTAACGACGCAAATGTCACCTGACAGGATCAAAACATCAGTATCACCAGCATTTTCAATGCTGATCGGACCAAACTCGAGGTGGATATCACTTACTACTTGAATTTTCATAATTAACCTTGTGAATCAGTTTGTCTCCCATCCAATGGGAGCTCATTTCATCTTTGTCTTCTTTCAACTTTTCTAGCAGAACACGTAATTGCTCTTGCGTTACTTCTTCTCCGTCAAGGATCTGCTCGCCGAGCCAACGCTGAGTGACCTCGTCAAATGATCGGTCATGCTCTGTCATAACAAGCTCATCCATTGCATGCTCGAGCGTCTCCGCTTCAATAGCATACTTCATACGGAAAGTACTGAGAGTACTAATTAGAAAAATTGGCATGGAAAACCTCTTTTGGAATGTCTTTGAGAACTTCATTGTACTTGAACTTTGACATATTGTCAATAGGACGAGAGGGTGTTAAAAACATTTCCATTGTCTTTGGACTAGCAACAGAAGGTTCATAAATAGACCGTAAGTGCGAAAACGCCTGCATAGCGTTGCTGTATGCAACAAGTTGGTCATCATGAAGTAAATGGAATGCACCTTGTTCATACACACCCACTGCTAGGTGTTTGTTATCTAAACTGAAGATGTATCCGTCAGGAGTTTCGTTAAATTTAAGCATTTGCACATTGTACCTGATTGCAATGGTTAGGTCAACAAGTATAGAAAAGGAATAAAAATGTTCAAAAAGTTACCGGTTATGGTGCTTTTTGTTATGTTTTCAACATGGGCTCAAGCGCAAGCTGAACCAATCGTGACTGACTCGACTTCGAGAAGCACATCAAACTCTATCAGCGAGACAACTGTAAAATCGCCGCCGCCGTCCGCTATTGCTCCTGCAATAACATCAATTAACTCAGACCTTTGTACTGTTGGCGTTTCTGGCGCTGTACAGACACAAATCCTAGGCTTTTCATCTGGGTTCACAACCCGTGATATGAATTGTGAACGCTTAAAGCTATCCAAAACCCTATTTGATATGGGTATGAAGGTTGCTGCCGTTGCTACCATGTGCCAAGACGAGCGCGTCTTCCAGGCAATGATGGATGCTGGCACTCCTTGTCCTTTCGCTGGCAAGATTGGTGAAGCAGCAAAGCAAGAGTGGGACAACAACCCACAACGTAAACCTGGATCTCTTAAGGTTGTAAATGAAAAAGATACTAGCGGTTCTTCTGGCAATTGGTTCACTAACCTGTTCCGCCCAAGCGCAACAGACGACAAGTAATCAACAACCAACACCGAATGTAACGTACGAAACGTCCCCAAACCTAATACCTTCGGGAACAAACGCTGCATGGACAAACACGGTCCCTGGATCCGCTGGTGGATTCTCTGGCGGTAATGTCCCTGCGTATAACGCTTCAACAAATACAATCATATTTGGTTACACGCAGCAGACTGTAGCTTACAACTACGCGTTTAATCAAGCATTGCAGAATGCTGGTCTTGCCATTGGTGGTTACAACTACTCTTGGAAGATCAACAATAACGACATGAACACGGGCACGCTAAGTGGCAAGTTCACGTTGAAGGCGTTGAACGGTACCGCACTACAGACGTACAACTACACATATAATGAGAAAACGACTGGAGATTCCGAGAACTTTCAAACGTTCTCCGGAACGCAATGGTTTCCTCAAAATCACTCTTCGTCGACAATATCAGGTTTCTCAATGGAATGGACCGGCAAGGATAGCAGATTCTGGGCCGGGTTTTATGGTCCTCGTGTCCGTGATCCGTCCATTGAATTGAGATACCTTGTTGATGCATGTGCTGCCAATCCGCTAAGTTCACCCGACTGCCCTGGCTACCAAGAAGCATACAAGATACAGCAATGTACCGCAAATCCCTTGTATGATGCAACGTGTCCAGGTTATACGGAAGCTTTCAAGGCACAACAATGCACCATCAATGCACTTTACGATGCATCGTGCCCAGGATATGCAGCTGCATATAAGACACAACAGTGTACTCTTGATCCGCTGTTTGCAACCGACTGTCCGGGTTATGAAACAGCATACAAGAAACAACAATGCACGTTAAATGCTTTGTACGCAACTGATTGTGAGGGATATGCAGCTGCATATAAGACACAGCAATGTACAGCAAATCCTCTTTACGCAACAGACTGTCCAGGATATGCAGAAGCGTATCTTAAACAACAATGCTTGAAAGATTCGCTCTACGATAAAAGTTGCGAGGGATACGCTACGGCCTATGCAATCAAGTATCTTGTAAATCTTGATCCTGCCGTGACGACGGCTGTTAACCAACAACTGACAACGACAATCGAAGTTGCCAAGGCTGATCCTGCTAAAGTCACCGTTGTTAGTTCTACCGTTGATAGTGTTCTAAGTACACCTTCAACAACATCTGCTACATCTGTAACTTCCGTTACTTCCGTAGTTGCACCTCCACCACCGCCGCCCGGCTCACCAGCAGCAAACGCTACAACAGCGGCCGCTGCTCCTCCACCTCCACCTCCTCCTGCTAAACAAGAAGAGAGAGCGCAGGATCAGAAAAAGACAGACAGCGAAGTAGCTAAAGTAGAAAAGAAGTCCGGTGACAACAAAGCTGATGCAAAAAAAGAAGTCGCAGCTAAGGCTGTAGAGATTGCAAAGAATGCTGGTAAAGCTGCAACGCTTGAAGCTCAAACAGCACAACAAGGTTTATTAGTTGGCTTAATGGGATACGTTCCAGGGTTCAATGGATACCAACAAGCAAACATTCCTGATACAATGTCGGCTGCGGTTGCACGCGCATACCATAAGCCAACCGTGGACAATCGCAATGTACAACGCCGTCTAAGTGGTGCTAATGAGATAAGATGGCAAGAAATGGTTGATTCACAATACAAATAACTAGGAGAAAAAATGGGAGAAGAAATTAAAAGTGTCAACGCAAAGATTGACGAAGCGGAAGCTGCTGTAAAGCAGTATGCAAGTAAAGATACTGTTATCAGTATCGGTGGGTATGAGTTTACACCAGCCAAGCTGATGGTTGCGTTTACACTCGTATCATCGCTACTTGGCGGACTGTATGGTGCGTTTGAAGTCTACAAAGACTATGTCGGTATGAAGAAAAAGATTGCTGAATACACAGCACCTGATCTTTCTGAGTTTGATAAGCGTCTTGCTGTCATTGAACAAAACAGTTCTAAGACTGCTGACTACACACGTGACATTAAGACTGATCTTAAGAACGACATCCGTCGTAACGAGACTGTAACAGAACAAGTTGAACGCAGCGTCAAACAAGCACAACGTGAGACTGAGCAAGAGATGCGTCAAGCTCGTAAAGACATTCGCGAAGACTTGGAAAAGGCGCGAGCAGAAGTTAATAACATCCGTAAAGAGGTAGCTGATGCACGCCGTGATATCAGCAAAGAGGTCGATACGATGAAAAAAGATGTAGCCAAAGATGTTGCAACACTTCAAAGAGAAGTCGATGCAAAGATCCAAAAGGCTATTGATAACCCACTTGCAAACAAGTAACAAAGTAATTGTTGCTTTATTATTATTTGGTAGTACCGGTTTTACTGAGAGTGCATTGAAGGAACATGAAGTATGGGTCTGTACCCGTTGGGGATGGTCACATGACAACGGAACGCAACGGGTAGTTTGTTTTCAATGGCAAATAAAGGATTGTTCTAAACGATTGTATCCAAATATATGTAAATTAGAAGGAAGAAAATGATTGATCCAATAACCGCGCTGGCGGGAATACAATCTGCTGTTGCTTTAATTAAAAAAGTATCCAAAACAGTGGATGATGTTGCATCACTGGGTCCGGTGTTGGGTAAGTATTTTGATGCAAAAACGACAGCTACAAAAGCTGTCGTTCAAGTGAAGACACAAAACAACAAATCGTACATGGCTACGGCTATTGAAATTGAGCTTGCGCTTGAACAGACAAAAGAGTTTGAAAGACAACTACAGCTGCTATTCATGCAAGCAAATAAGATCGATGTGTGGAATAAGATTAAAGAGCGCGCTAGAAGTATGGAGATAGAAGCTGCTCATGAAGCGAGAAAGCTGAAAGAACTCGAACAGAAACGTAAGAGACAGGTGCAGGATACAATAGAGATTGCGTTTGTTAGTCTTATCTGCTTGATTGCCGTCGCGGGTGTACTATGGGGGTTTGTTGAACTTGTCAGCTATTGTTCTTCAAGTAACGCATGTAGTCGGAGGTAAGCGCAGTGTACACCACTTACTTTATCATTGGATTCATGACTTCGTTTGGTTGGTGGTCCGCCGGTAAGATTCAGAAATCAATTGACGGAGCACCAGTCACGCCCGTCATTACCCAACAAGTCGAAAAAGAATCGAAAGGTCTTTAAATCTTACGACCAATGCTATACTTGGTGACAAGTTGCCATTGGTCTTTCTCTTTGTAGGGAATGATTTTTATTTGCGACAAAGGAGCTGAAGGAGTCTTTGATTTGTTTTCATCAACGAGTGACACAAGACCCCACTCATCCATCAAGTTTGCAATTGTATTTCGACGGCCAATATCTTCTTCACCAAAGTTCGATGGTTTACCATCGAGAGCAAACAGCTCTTTAAAATGCACAATGTAATATAAACCTTGCTTGTGCAATATATGACATGATTGATATAATACTTTATCTTTTTTTGACGCAACACCAATGCGAGTAAGTGTCTCTCTTACTTTCAAAAAATCTTCATCAGTCTTTAGTTTTACTTCGACCAGTGTTTCCAGTTTGATCATCATTCCCACCACGTTGTAATTTTTGTTTTATGTAGTGTATGTTTTCAGGGGTGAGAATGTGGAGTGCTTGAAGTGCTTTATCCATACTGTAACCATAAAACTCTCTAACAGCTTCTATATCGCTATCATCCTCTCGTTTCACCCATTTGGCATACCTTTTGCCAGGACGAACAGTATTTAGAAGATAGTGATATTGGAGTTTGTTATCGATGTGGGACTTATTCATATCGTTAGCAAGTAGAATCGTTTCTGGAAAATAAGAAAGCGACTTGTTAATTACAAACGGAACATACGATGTTTCTGAAACTTCCGGATCTGCAAGTAGATCTTTCTTCGTGCTGTTGATACTATTAACAAAATCAAACGGGTTCATCACCAGTGCCTCACAACGCCTGCTATAATAAAGCAGTTCGTAATCAAATAACTCAAAACAATAACGGTCCGTATGACCGCTACCTTGTCAGCTTCAGCTTGATTTTCTGAAGCCTTCTCACCAATTGCCTTTGCCCACAACCGCCACATTAGACGATCATCCTTATCAATCCAATTGTATCAATCGTTACGAGCAAAAGGTAGTTTGCAAGCATACCAAAGCTTCTCCGAGTCCAAGCAGCCCAAGCATACATAGCGCACCCAGCGATCCAAATAGGATACAGCGTAAGTAAAGGGGGATTCGGGACTGTGGTTGCCATAGTAATAGAACACCCAATACTAATAGCCCAAGCAAGCAACTCAACAACAAAGCGGAACTTATTACTAGCCCAGTCATCACGTATCCATTCAATTGTTGGTTTAAAAATTTCAATCATGTCTTACACCGAAGAAGTTAGCCAGAGATAAACGTACACCTTTAGTAACTTGCGTAACTTCATGGTATGTTTCTGATGGGTATGATAACACATACCCTGCTTGTTGTTGTATTATTGTATGATCAGATGTGTGCTGATCGTGAAACAGTTTCACGTCACCGCCTTCATATTCACCACCAAGATAAACAACAGCAGAGACAAACGGACCAAAGTTAGGATCAATCTTATCACAATGACGCCCGAAGAAGTCACCTTGTTGATATCTTAGCAATTCCCATGGCCGTGCTATCCACAGATTATGTCGCTTATAATGGGTAGTGCTGATATGAGCAATGTATGAGGTCAGCTTTGCTATGAAAGGATCCCTGTAGTCTACAGGAACATACTGTCTTTCCGACTTCCGTTTGGAAGTATCCTCTACATCAACATTTTGTCTGTTCCGTATGACGGCCTTTTCAAAAGGCAATCTCAAACGTCGCTCTACAAACGCGTCTACTTCTTGTTGAGAAAATACCTGCTCACAAGAGCCCATTGCCCTCACACCATCTCCTCAACAATACCTAAGATCTCTGCAAGAATCAAAAAGAGCCCAGCACCAAACAGGCTCTGCGAAAGTATCAAAAACAAACCAGCTACAATCCGTAATCCGCTCTTCACAAAGCTAATGTTTCTATGCCATACCGGGTCGGGGATATTTTCATCTAACATACACTACTCACTTAAAGTTGCACTCGACCATTATCTCCGTCAAGCATGCAGCAAGGTTGATCTCCTGATCAACGACAAACGCTGCTTGATATTGATACTTTGATAGAATCAGCACAAGCTGCGCTACGGAGGATGGTGAGTCCATTGTTTCAAAAGCTGTGTCATACAGCTTGCGGAAGAAGACAGGAACATCAATATCAGAATTCTCACCAACCCACTTACGGACGTTGGTGAAGTTCTTCTCCCTGAGATAGGAGCAGAGCTGTTTCACAGTCTCATCTTGTAGGTTGGACAGCAGACCAATATCTACCTTACCCGTCGCAGCATAACGCTGTAGTTCGTTCAAACACCTACGCCAATCAGGAAAGTGTTTCTCAATCAATCCTGCTACAGCCTTTGGTTCAAACTCAACCTGCTCACGTGTGAGAATGTCAACAACACGTCTGTAAAACTGAACGGCTAGCTTTGGCTTCTCTTCTTTTGGTACAGCAAACTCCACAACACTACAACGAGACCACAAAGGCTCGATCAGTTTGTTCTTAAAGTTACACGTGAGTATAAATCCACAGTTCTTACTGTACTGCTCCATAAAGTTGCGAAGAGCGGGTTGCGTACTGTTTGGATTGAGGTAGTCTGCCTCATCTAAAATAACATACTTACGGCCTCCAGAAAAACTAACAGTAGAAGCAAAGTTAAGAATATCGGTACGGAGAGTATCAATATTACCATGCATGCTGCCGTTAATAACAATGTAATCAGCACCAAGCTGCTCGAGAAGAGCGCGAGCAACAGTGGTTTTGCCAATACCAGCGCGGCCAGTAAGCAACATATTAGGAACATTACCCTCATCGACAAACTTCTGAAAGACGGACTTCAAAGAGTCGGGTAGGATAGTGTCGGCAATGGTGCGTGGGCGGTATTTCTCCACCCACAGAAAGTTTTCTTTCATCTAGTTTACTCATCAAATGTTGAATGATTGGAATCGGCCATGACCCAATATTCTACATCACTACACTTGAAGTGGGCAATCTTTTTCGAAGAGATACTAACATCATAATCACCCGGAAGCACTTTGATGTTCTCTGCCTTAAATGCAAACTTAAATGAGTGATTGCTTGCACCTACCTCAATGCTAAATGTATCACTTGTCGGATCGGAAGGCTTACCAGCCCCCATCGTAACAACTTCACCATTCCCCTCAATCACGAGGTGCGTCGACTGGAGGGCGCCAAGAGCACGCATCGTTGACTGAAGTGCTTCTGCGGAAAGTGTGAATACAACTTCGGGATTATCCACCTTCGGTGTCTTATCCGGTGGTGCAACAATCAGCTCCGGATCAGCAAACGTGTAATCAACACGTTGCCGGCCTTGTTTGATAATCACTTTCGATTCATCAAACTCGAGCTCTGGTTCCGTAAACAAAGACAGTACACCAATAAACCTTGACAGATCAAACACTGCAAACTCTTTAGGAAAACTTTCCTGCACGGTTGTACGTGCAAGGATAGTCTTCTGAGCGGCAATCG